AGTTGGAAAACGAATATGGCATAAGGTATGAAAAAGTCGATGGTCGATATCAGAGAATTGCAGGACCAGCTTATCAAGAGATGGTCAAAGACCTTGAGGCACTTGGTCGTCAGGATGTGATTGATCGACTTCATGTTCTTTATTCAATTAGTATTTTTAAAATGAAAGAAATACACGATTTGGCTAAAGCTGGTGATATGGAAGGTCTTGATAAAATGGTCGGTAGTGCAAAGAGACACGGCGATGCTGTTGTAAGAAGTGGCCCACTTGGAACATAAAAGGTTAATAATATATTTTAAGGAACTATAAAAATGAAATTAACAAAAGAAGTATTAAAGAAAATGATCAAAGAGGCATTAGACGAAGCCTATCTTACGAAGCACTTTGGTTCGGATGAAGATAGGTCAGTCGATGCGATGCGTCGAGCAAGACCTATGGGTTACAAATCTGGTCCCAAAGGTCCCAGAGAGCCTTCTGTCGGCGGTGGAAATCCCGAAGTGACTATGCTTCAACGATGGCAATCCATGAAGAGTCTGTTGTCGATGGCACCGGGCATGGCAATTGGTATGGCAACACCAAGCTTTAAAAAAATGGAAGCACTCGCTGCTACCGAACCAGACATTGCTGATGCTTTAGCTAAGGGTCAAATATATGACAATGGCTTTGGCCGACAGCGCGAGGAATAAGATGGCAAAACGACTTTTAACAGAATTTTATGAACTGTGCAAAGATGGTATCTGCCAAGACCTTTTAACTGAAAGAGAGAAAAAGGAAGTTGCCAATGGTGCTCTTTATCTTTCTGGCCGCATTCAAACCTGCGAGAAGAAAAACGGAAATGGAAGAATCTATCCTTGCAAGACCCTAAAGAGAGAAATACAAAACTACCAAAAGGTTATTAAAGATAATCGAGGTCTTGGAGAGTTAGACCATCCAGATGATTCAGTTATTAATTTAAGAAACGTTTCTCATATGATCACCGAACTTTGGTGGGAAGGCAATGATGTAATGGGTAAGATTAAAATTCTTGATACACCATCCGGTCGTGTCGTAAAGGATCTAATCAATGCTGGTGTTAAGCTTGGTATTTCATCAAGAGGTATGGGTTCTGTTCAAGAACAAATGGGCAGCACAATCGTTCAAGAAGACTTTGAGTTGATTTGTTTTGATATTGTCTCTGAGCCGTCCACACCAGAAGCTTTTATTTATCCAGAAAAAAACAAACCAAATGTTGCTGTATCCATGTACGAAACTAAAATAAACGAAAGTAAAAAAAGTATTATTGAAAATCTTTTTAATAAGATATTAAATGACTGAGGAAACAATGAATAAAAGTGAATTAAAAAAAGTTTTGAAACCTTTGATTAAAGAGTGTATTAAAGAAGTTATTTTTGAAGATGGTACATTATCTACCATCATATCTGAAGTAGCCTTGGGTCTTGGTTCACCCCCAAAGCCCAAGATAACAGAAAAAACAAAAAAAGATAATTCTAAAATACTTGAAGAAAAAAGGAAAAGAGATTTAGAAAGAAGAAGAAGATTATTAGATGCTACTGGTCGCGATGCATATAATGGTGTTAATCTATTTGAGGGAACCACACCGATGGATCCACCTCGCTCCAACTCTTCGGCTCCTCACGGCGCACTTTCTGGGATTGACCCAAAAGACGCTGGGATTGATATTTCTTCATTAATGGGAAACACTGATGTTTGGAAAAAGGTTATAGGAAAATAAAATGGCATTAAATTTATCGATTAAACCGAGAAGAAACGAACCCATCGAAAGGGTTATAAAAAGATTTAATAAAAAAGTAAAAAAGTTGGGCATCATTGACGAAATAAAAGACCGCCGTCGATATCTTAAACCTTCGGAAAAACGCCGAAGAGCTAGAAAAAGGTCGGATGCCCGAAGAAGAAAAGAGGAAGCAAAACGTCAGAAGCGAACTATTTAGTTTTGTATTCAGTAATATAGGAGCGAATAAATGTCAGTATATAAGGCCAGTAGTTGGGGAAGAACAAGAACTCCAAAAAATATTTTGTCTGATCATAGAGCAGGAACAAATGCGGACGGGGACGGACTAACAATCTCCGGCGCAGCCACCAGTGCTGCGTTCAATACACAAAATCAAAGATATTTAATTCTTCAGTTAACGGCATATAATACTTCTTTTAAAGTTCAAGGATATATGCACGCTAGTGGTGCATGGGCAGATCTGAAAGGAAACCCAACACCGCCAACAATTAATCAAGCAGGTATTTGGGTTTTGGAAATATGGGGTCTTGACAAAGTTAGGTTTGTTACCGGTGGTGATTGTACTGTATTTGCAGCTTGTAGCACTTTTTAATAGGATTTTATAATGGGCAAATTTGGTTTCGTACATATGACAGGGCTCAATACGCCCGGACAAGGACCACATCAATCGCTTCAATTTGCTTCTGGCTCTGATCAGGCCGCACAAGCATTATCTGGAAGTCAGAACTTAACATATGATTATACTAATAATAATTTGTTTTTAAGTGGAACCATGTATGTTAGTGGAACCCTAAAGGCAAATGTTTTTGATGCCATTATAACAACCAAGACAGAAATTGAAGCAAGTGGTAGCACAAGATTTGGTGACGATGCTACTGATACTCATGTATTCACAGGTAGTGTTTCTGTTGTATCCGGCGCAACAAGGCAGCATTATTTTAAATTAGGGGCAGGTAGTCACACGGTGGCTGCATACGATTGTATTATTGGTGTAAGTTCAAGTGCTTATACTTCAATCACTTTGCCAAACGCCGCCACCGCTGGTATCGGCAGAATTATTATTATTAAAGATGAAATGCAAGGCACAAGACCAAGCTCAAGACATATAGCAGTTTCTGCCTCTGGTGGGCAAACAATTGATCATTCTGCAACATACAACCTCACTGGAGATTCTCCCGCACTAAGTATTTATAGTGACGGTATATCAAAATGGTTTATTTATTGATATAGGGGGGAGTATGAATGGGTTACAATATATTATCCGGGACAGTATCCACAATTGATTTCTTTGGGTCTGGGTCTTTTACGGGTTCATTTGGTGGCGATGGCACCGATTTAATAAATGTAAAGCAGTTTGACCTATATGGGGTTCAAACTTCTGGTCGAGTGGTGCTTTTTAAAGAAGTCTCAGGTCAGACTGCTCTTCAAGCTGATACAAATTTATTTTATGACACCACTGTTGATGCGCTAACTACTCCGGTTTTAACGGCATCTTCTGGTGTACATTTTTCGGGACTCTCGGCTGGAACAGCAACAACTTCTAGCTTTTTAGCTGTGGATTCAAACAATAATCTTGTTTTAACAAGTTCTTCTGGTAAAATATCAGCCTTAAATAATGCAGCAACAAATAGGCTTGTTACATTTGGCTCAACTGTTTCTGAGCTTGACGGCGAGGCAAACCTTACTTTTGATGGCAATTATTTGTCCTTGCAAGGTGGACTCGTATTGAAACGGAGACAAATAGCTTCAACCATCACAGCTTCAAATACAGATTATTTTATTGGTATTTCTGCATCTTCTAATATTGATATAGCATTGCCAGATGCATCTGATTTAACAAGTGGTCAAGTTTTTGTTTTCAAAGATGAAAACGGAACTGCCAATAGTCATGTCATTACAATAATAGCAAGCTCGTCACAAACTATTGACGGACAACCATCCATTAGACTTGAGAGTCCGTATGCTGCGGTTAACTTATATTCGGATGGGACAAATAAATATTTTATTTTTTAATGTTAATAAAATTAAACCTTTACGAATAATATTAAAGAATAATATGCCAATCGCATTGCTGCTCTCTATTTAGAAGCGTATGGGATAGGTGCGTTCGCGCCCTGTCTTAAGTTTATATTTTTAAAAGGAGGAAAAAATATATGGCTTACAAATTTCAATTGGGTGCATACACTGCATCCGGTTCTTTAACTCAAGAAGGTGCGATTGAATGCGATACCAGTTTAACAATTGGTTCTGCTGTTATGTCTGAAGCTGATCTTGAAAAACTTGACGGCATTACCAATGGTACTGCCGCTGCAAATAAAGCACTTGTTGTTGATGGTAGTAGAGATATTGCCAATGTTGGTAATGTTACTTCAACTGGCAACATCACTGCTGCTGGTTCTTTCATTATTGGTTCTGCTGATTTGAATGAAACAGATATGGAAAAACTTGATGGCATTACTAATGGTACTGCTGCTGCGAGTAAAGCTGTTGTCTTAGATGCTTCTAAGAACATCGCTACTATTGGAACTATTGGTTGTGGTGCTATCACTTCAACTGGTGCTTCTTCTTTTGCTGGTGGTATTACACCGGCTGCTGCTAATGGTGCTGCCCTTGGTAGTGCTGCAAAGGAATGGGCTGACCTCTATCTTCATGATGGCGGTATAGTTTATTACGGTGCTGATCAAGACGTTCGCTTGTCTCATGTTGCTGATTCTGGTCTTTTGTTAGAATCAACCAACGCTGGTAATGCTAACGCTGCTATGTTGAAGCTTCAATTGTCTTCTTCATCTCCAGCAGATAACGATGAGATTGGTAAATTGGTCTTTTCTGGATATGATGATAACGAATCAGCAGAGGTTTTCGCACAAATACTTGCTAAGTCTACTGACGTTTCTAACGGTTCAGAAGATGGATCTTTGGCACTTTCGACAATTGTTGCTGGTTCTCCAGTAGAATTCATTAATATTAACGGAACCGCCGCCTCAACTGTAACTTTTGTTGATGGTGCTTATGATGTTAATATTGCTTCTCATGATGGCTCTAATGGTCTTAAGCTTGGCGGAACTTTAGTTACTGCTACTGCTGCTGAATTGAATTATGTTGATGTTGCTTCTGCTGGTGTTGTCGAAGCTTCTAAAGCTTTGGTTGCTGACTCTGATGGTTTGATTGAATTCCAAGATGGTACGATCAATGGTCTCTTTGGTCAGTCCGCTGATGCTAATGCTCTCGTTTTTGGTGCTGATAAAAACTTTGCAATCTATTATGATGAAGCACAATCTGATGGGCTTGTTATCGCTGGGTTGCAAAATTCTGAAGCATCAGTTCAGATTGTTGCTGATGAAGCTGATGATGCTTCTGTTGCTCTTATTGCCGACCAAGGTGACGATGCTGGAGACGGCTGGAGAATGATCCACCAAGCAAGTGATAATACTTTGCAATTTGGTAACGATATTGCTTCTCAAGGAACTTATGTTTCTCACTTTACAATTACACCAAACGCAACTGTTGGCAATTCAACTGCGGCATTCTTAGGCAATATGACTGTTGCTGGTGATTTAACCGTTAACGGTTCTACTACAACTGTTAATTCTACCACAATTAATGTTTCTAGTTCATTCACTTTTGAAGGTGCTGCCAACGCTCATGAAACTACGCTTCATGCTGGTGGTGATGGAACTGGTGACGATCCAGTCGCTGATACCACATTGTATTTGCCTGCATTGTCTGCTGGTAACTATTATATTCCAGCGTTAGCTGACAAGGCAACTGCTGCTTCTGCTGCTGTTACTGCTGCTGAATTCGCCCTCCTTGATGGTGGTTCTACTGTTGGTACAACTGCTCTTGCTTCTGGTGATGGTTTCTTGCACAATGATAATGGAACAATGAAGCAAACATCAATCGATAAGATTGCTGACTTGTTTGCTGGTGGCGGTCTTGCTGCTTCTAGCGGTGTTTTATCTGTAAATATTGATGGTCTTAGTGCTCTTGGTGGTACTGGAATTCACCAGACTGATGACCACTTTATATTTTCTGATGGTGGTACTGAAAAGAAAATTACTTTCTCAAATCTCCAAGATGCAGTATTTGCTGATATCTCTGGTGATATTGCTGTTGCTGCTGGTGGTGCCGCTACCATTCAAGCAAACGCTGTTGAAGGTTCCATGCTTAACAACAACGTCGTTTCTGGTTTGACTGATATTGGTGCTGATATTGCTGCTACTGATGAGTTGATCATTAGCGATAATGGTACTATTAGAAGAACTGACATGTCACGTCTTAAAACCTACATTGGTAGCGGCCAACAGTCTGTTACTTCTGGAAGCTATAGTGCTGGTATGACTCTTTCTGAAGGTATTAATTACTTTGGAACACACGGTGGTGCGATTACTGCTACTCTTCCAAGCAATTTGGAAGTTGGAGAAAGCGTAAAAATTAAAGTTGGTTCTGACTGTAGTGTAACTAATAAATTGACTGTTAGTGGGTATGCGGATCACACAATTGATGGCTCGTCCTCAATCGTTCTTGAATCTCCATATGCTGCTGTTGAATGTGTTTATGTTATTTCTGGTTCATGGAGAGTATTCTGATTTAAAATTAGATTATTATCTATCCTTATTTTGTGGCGGTTGTCTTCGGACAACCGCCCTTTTTTTATTTGAAATCTATTTATTGCGAGGTATTTTATGGCTTATAAATTTTCAAAAGGCTCTCGCGGCCTTGGAGATATTACATTTGAAGATGATGCTGACACCGGCATTGATTTTGAAGCAGACACAATTAAACTTGAGACAGCGGGAAATGAAGTTCTTGTCGTCTCTGGTTCAAATGTCGGAATAGGAACCAACACACCCGACTACACACTTGATGTGGCTGGAAACATAGGGGTTAATCAATACATCTATCACAACGGTGATGGCAATACATGGATAAATTTTACTGATAATCGAATAAGATTTAATGCGGGTGGTAACAATTTCATAGATTGTGAAGATCCCGGCAGTTCTCCTCATAAAGTTAGAATCAATAATGGTGGTAATAATATTGACTTTGTTATCAAAGACAACAGTAATAATGTGTATTTCACGGCTGATGCATCTACTTCAAGGATAGGAATTGGAACCACCACTCCCGACGAATCACTACATGTGGCTGGGAATATCAAAGCATCAGGAGACGATGTTAGAATTAAAATTGATGGAGACACTGATAGTCATCCGGGCCTTGAACTTTATGAGAACGGCACAAGAAAATGGATTATTTTCAATGACTATACCAATGATAATCTTACATTCAAGACCAATAGCAACACAAGAATGTCAATACAGCAAGCTGGGAATGTTGGAATCGGAACCACCTCTCCTATCGCCGAATTAGATGTCGCAGGTAAAATAGCCATAACAGCCGAAGTTGCAACACCAAGTCAGCCCTCAAATGGCCAAGGATATCTTTATACTAAATCAGATGGAAAAATCTACTGGAGATCGTATGATGTTGCAGAAACAGATTTAACCCAAGCTGGCGGCGGCGATGGCGGCAGCGGAGACGCACTAGGAGCAACAGCGCAAAAAACAAGCAACTATACAGCTTCTAACTGGGATTTTGTTTTGGTTAACCTTGTTGGGGCTTCTGGCGATGTAACAATTACATTACCCGCTGCTTCGTCCGATGCTCAAGTTGCTGTAAAGATCGCTGGTGTTGCGAATGGAAAGACAGTTACCGTTGACGGAAATTCATCTGAAACCATTGACGGAGCAGCAACAAAAATAATGGATTCAGATTATGAAAGTATGCATCTTATTTCAGATGGAAGCAATTGGTGGAGGATAAGTTAATGCCAGTAATGAAAGAAAATTATTTAAGAAGTGCTCATGATACAACATTTAGTCCAACAGGGCTTTGGAATTTTGTAACCAATGCTGTAACAACAGATTCATCAGGAAATAGCATGACTCTGACAGAAGCGGAACTTGATAGTGGCGATCCCACAGATGACGCAGATTTTATTTACGGACAAGCGGAGGGACTATCTCACTTTCAAGTTTACAGAAATAACAGTTCTGATTTTAATTATACTGGTGCGATGAGCTTTTGCACCCTTGTTAACACAACAGGCTGGCTCCCGGATAGTGAGAATGGATTTTGCCAATTGTGTATTCATCGAGGTGGGGCCAATGGTAACGTGTTTTCGGATGCTACGATTGATCAGCGGTTTTCATTACAAATTACAAACACCGGACATATAAGATATTTACATCAATCTGGTGGCAGCGGCGGAAGTCTTACAAACCATATAGCAGTTGCGGATAGAAGAATAAGAAAGCACTACGAATGGAATCATATTGGATTTACCAGAGATTCAAATGGAACTGCGATTAAACTTTATTTCAATGGTGTTCAAATTCACAGTTCAACCATGGCATCGGCCCCCGGTTCAAATGGAAACTCTTTTTTTGCAATGGGCGAACTTTATAATTATAGAAGAACGTTAACCAATACCGTTGCTCAAACGTCTGCTGTAATTTTTAATCAAGAACTCTCAGCAAATCAAATCAAGTATCTTGCGAGAAAAACTCTTGGATATCACAGAGTACAATAAAATAAACTATTTATATATAAATTGGAGACTTATAAATGTCATATAATCTATTAAGCGGAAGTGTTAACTTTGTTGGAACACGACAAGGAACTGTGGAGGATCTTGTTGATACTCACACCACACAAACTGTTGCTGGAGCTAAAACTTTTACTTTTTTAACTGGCACTAATGCATTTATTGCTAACACAATCGGTGTCAACAATCATGCTACTGATCACGCTTTAAGCGTAACAGGTGACATTTCTGGATCTGGTAACATATCTGGTTCTGCTTTTTGGGGTGATGGAAGCAATTTGACTGGAATTGATAAAGTTGTAACTGCTCTTAATAACGCCACACAAAATGAATTATTGGTGGTTGGATCAACAATAACAGAATTGGATGCCAAAAACACTCTAACTTATGATGGCACTAAGCTAGCAGTTACAGGTGCTATTTCTGGATCTGGTAATATATCTGGTTCTGCTTTTTATGGTTCATGGGCTGGTGCGAACATTCTTGGATCTCAAGTCCAAAAGGCCAGCAATGGAGCAATAGGTGACAGCAGCGGATTGACACTCACAACTACTGGTGTGACTGCTCAAAATTCACCAGCAAGTTCGGCAAAAGTCTTTATTGACGAATCTGGGATCAAATATTCAACGATTGCAAACATACTTGCAAACAATGCCGCCGTTACAAGTTTAGCCAATGCGGGTACATCTGATAGAGTTTTAACTTCTAATGGTGCTGGTGCAATAAATTCAGAACAGTATATGACATTTAACGAAACAGCAGGTTTAAAAGTATTGAACGCTATGCCTATATCCGGCTCAGGCTTGCTTCAAGTTGCTGGAGATGCTTTATTTGAATCCACTGTTGCAGTGACAGGTAATTTGTCCGCTTCTTCTGCTTGGATTGCTGACTATGTTTATCATCAAGGAGACGATAACACATATGTTGGATTTGGGTTGGATGATAATTTTAAAGTTGTTGCTGGTGGAACACAAATGATAACTGCATATGGTAACCTTTCCACCAAGAGGACTCAAATAGAAGGTGGTGATTTCAAGGTCAACACAAGTGGTTTGGATTTTTATATTACAAGTTCAACTGGATATGTTGGAATCGGTGTTTCGGACCCAGATAGTCCTCTTGAAGTTCTTTCAACAGCGGCCCAGTTTAAATTATCTTATGATGCTGCAAATGCTGCACAATTTACTGTTGCAAGTAATGGTAATTTGACAATAAATCCAAATGGAACAACAACGGTTGATTCCGCATTGGGTGTAAATGGAAATACAACACTTGGAGACGCATCTGGAGATATTGTTACAATAAACGGAACAGGTGTCACTATACCAAATGGTTTAAATTTTGATTCAAACACATTATTTATAAGTTCTTCTAGTAATAGAATTGGCGTTGGGACTGTAAATCCATCTGCTTCTCTTGACATTTTATCAACCACTGAACAATTACGTTTGTCTTATGATGCTGCTAACTTTACACAATTTGAAGTCAACAGTAGCGGCAATATAACAGTAGACCCCGTAAACAGCATGACTCTTAAGGGTGATTTGATCATTAAAGATGGAAGCGAAGAAACAAAAACAATCGTTCAAATATTTGATAATCAGGACGATGGTCTTATTGGAGGTTATGCTGGTGGTAGTGATTTAAATGTTTTAATTCATGCGAATGGTATGTCATATATTAAAGGCGGTGGGCTAACCATCGGAGAATCTAGCGGAGATCATAGCTTTAATATAACTGGCTCGGCAGCCATCTCTGGCTCTCTTTCGTTGTCTTCAACCACTCCCACCGCCGCTGGTGCCGGGTTTACAAGTGGTTCTCAGGATTATTCAATAGCAAATATTAATGGCGAGATTGTTACAACTATTCTACTTTCCTTATCATCATCTACTGGGGGGCCGCTGTCTTCTAACGGTTGTAATGCAGACAAGAAAATTATTGGTAATTTTTCTGGTGCATCCAATGCATATATGACAAAGCTAACTTCCGCTAAAAATGGATATATTTATAAAGCTTCTATGTCTTGTATCGAGACACCTACAGGTGGTGAACCAGATATCGATTTGGTTGTCTCGTCAAATGCAAATGGTCAAGGAACAACATACGATGGCGGCGGAGGAACAAACATTGCTTTAATCACTGTTGGAGACGATTGGGCACAAGGGACTTATCAAGAAAGCAGCAACACACCAGCGGACCCAAGCAGTTTAGTCTTCACTAACGGTTTAAATGACTTGTATCTTTATATAGCTGTCGGCGCATCAGCCGGTCACGTTCAAAACGCATATACTGCTGGTAAGTTTGTTATAAAGCTTTACGGAGCCAGCTTCTAATATTAGAATGTACTTTTCTTCTATAAAACACTATTTATTGTTGATAATAGTATTCCTAGGAGTTTATATTAATGTCTTCAATGTTAGAACAAGCAATTGTCGATGCAGCCGCACTACGCGAAGCTGCACTTAAAAACGCAGAACAATCAGTTATTGAGAAGTATGCACCCGAAATTAAAGCCGCAGTAGATTCTTTATTGGAGAATAGTGGTAAAGAAGAAATCTTGACAGAACAAGATGAGATGATGGCAACATCAGCCCCTCCCACTAACCCAATCGAGGCCCCATTTGCCGCAGTTGATCCAAATCCCGGCCAAGAAGTGGAAATGGCCATAGAATTTGAGTTTAATCCGCAGGATTTTCAAATTGATCTTGGAAATATAAAAGATATGGCAGCAGCAGAGCCCACTTCTGCTGGCGAACAGCCAGAAACAACTGATGATTTGTTGGGAGACCTTGGTCTGGCCGACGATGCTGCTGGTGAAGAAGACGAAACTCTTGCGTTGCAAGAAATTATGAACTTGTTAAGCGAAGACTCTGAAGAAATTATAGAAGAAGAATTAATTGTTGATATGGGTCAAGAAAAAACTGGGACCTTTGAAACAAATGAAGCCACCCTTCAATATGAAAAAGAAATGGAACTTGCAAAACGTGAATCCACCAAACATAAAGAAGAAAACGAAGAACTTGATAAAAGAATTAAAGAACTTCAAGAAGCGGTTGGTTCATATAGAACAAAAAATAAAGAATTATATTCTGCTGTGAAGCAGTTGAAAAATAGATTGGAAGAATCAATGCTATCTAATGCAAAATTGATTTATTCTAATCGCATATTAGGCGATGCCTCCTTGAATGAGCGACAAAAAGATAAAATTGTTGAAGCCATCGCCAAGGCAAAAACAACAGATGAAGCAAAAGCTCTTTGCGAAACTCTAAAAGCTACAGTGGGATCCACCAAAAATGATGGTCCAAAATCACTGAGCGAGTCTGTACAAAGAAAATCAAATTTATCTAGTGTTCTGCCAAGACGTAAAAAAGAAATAAATGAAAATCTCTCGTTTGCTGATCGAATGAAAAAGCTTGCGGGAATTTCATAGACGTTATAAGGAGGTTACTAAATGTCTATTATTAATACACTTACAGAAGGCATAGTAAACCGTGATATGGCTAAAGAAGGCGCAGCCCTTCTTAATAAATGGTCACAAACTGGTTTACTTGAAGGTCTTCAAACCGAAAGATCCAAGCAAGGAATGGCTCGTCTTTTGGAAAATCAAGCAAAAGAACTTCTTCGCGAAAGCACATCTATGGCTGCTGGCGATGTTGAAGGTTTCGCTGCTGTTGCATTCCCAATTGTTCGCCGTGTTTTCGGTGGACTTATCGCTAATGATCTTGTTAGCGTTCAACCGATGAGTTTGCCATCTGGCCTCATCTTCTTCCTTGACTTTGTATTCTCTGACGATGCAGCCGGTTCATCGAAGACCGATAAAGTTCGTCATGGAAATGTTGCCGATGATTCTATTTATGGAACCAACAGGGTTGCATCGCAAATCACTGGTGGTGTTAGCATAGTTGGTGCGGATCTTAAAGAAAATCTCTCTGGTCCTCGCAACATGGTAGGTTACGCTTATGGTTCGCCTTCGGCTTCACTTGATGTCCCTGCCGATGCTCACTCCCGTGCTGTCGCAATGTTTGTATTGTCCGGTAATGTTTCCGAGACAAACGCCAAATATATTAAATATGACCCAGATTTGTTGACAAATACAACTGGGGACTTATGTATTGTTCTCGATGTTGCATCCCAAGTTTTCTCAAGCTCTAACGGTAGCCCAGCAGATCTTCAGAATCTTGCGACATTTGAAATTGCTGGTAATACATTGGCAGACAAGTCAACCGAACTTGGGCAAGCTTTCGCTGAAATCACCAACACTACCGCTGACCATCAAATCCGTCGCCTAACTCAAAGAGTTTCTGCGGCAGATTCTGGATTGCTTGCGGGTGAAGACTCAATTCGTTTTGTCTTTGTTAACCGCTCTGCAACCTTTCACGCAAGTGGTTATGATGGTGCGTCATTGACTCCCGCAGCATTGGACAATGCACTTAATTTGAGTTTCCCTATTAGAGACCAATTAAAAGCCAGCAACGCTATTGGTTCTGTCGTCGGCGACGACCACTGGGCACTTGAAGGCTCGGCAGAAATTCCAGAAATCGACATCAAGGTTGATAGTATCGCTATCACAGCGCAAACCAAGAAGTTGAAAGCCAAGTGGACCCCAGAATTGGGTCAAGACTTGAATGCTTACCACAACTTGGATGCTGAAGTTGAGTTGACTTCGATTCTTTCTGAGCAAATCGCTCTTGAAATTGATCGTGAGATTCTTGCTGATCTTGTTAATGGTGCAACCGCTGGTACTTATTACTGGTCACGTTCACCGGGTCTTTTCGTGAATCGTCAAACTGGTGCTGAATTGGGCGCAACTGCTGCTGCTCCTGACTTCACTGGTACTGTTAGCGAATGGTATGAAACTTTGATTGAGACAATTAATGATGTTTCAGCACAGATTCATGTCAAGACACTTCGTGGCGGCGCAAACTTTGTTGTTTGTTCTCCAGAAGTTGCTAACATTCTTGAGTTCACCTCTGGATTCCGCGCTAATGTTACCGCTGACGCTGATAAGGGCGAAATCGGTGCTGTTAAGGTTGGTTCATTGAGTCGCAAATTCGATGTTATGGTTGATCCTTACTTCCCACGAAACGTTGTTCTCGTTGGTCGCAAAGGCAACTCTTTCCTTGAAAGTGGCTATGTGTATGCACCTTATGTGCCTCTCCAAGTCACTCCAACGATCTTCGGTGTCGAGGACTTCGTTCCTCGTAAGGGTGTCATGACCCGTTACGCTAAGAAGATGGTACGTCCTGATATGTACGGTCTTGTTATCGTCCGAGGACTTCTTGGTGAGTCTGGAGCTAGCTAATCTAACTTAGAATAGCGATGCTATAAAAAATGCCCCTGATGATTTATTTCATCGGGGGTTTTTCTTTTTTAAGATACTATTTACTATTGATCGCGCACAAGCGCAAAAGATATTAAGGAGATCAATAATATGTCAAAATCTGGAAGATATTCTGCGGATAGAAAGAAGATCCAAGCCGTAGCCGCCGCTGAAACACTAGTTGTTCAAGTTGCAGATTGTGGAACCATTTTCACACTCGCTGGTGGTGCTGGTACAAGTAACATTACTCTACCCTCAATAGCCGCTGCTGGTCCCGGTTGGTGGTGCAAATTTGTTCTTTTGGCTAACAATGGAGCTGGCGCAATAACTATTTCTGCTGAAACTACTGGTACAATGATTGCTGCTAGTTTTGGTGGATTGGGAGACAGCACCAACGCTGCCAACGTAGAAAGCAATGCTGCTGCTGACTCAATTGCGTTCGATGCAAATGGTGCTCTAGCTGGTGATCAAATCGAAGTTATTTGCACTGGTGATAAGATGTTAGTCCAAGCATTTAGTACTGGTGACGATAAAGACATCACTGTTGCATAATCCCTAATCTCCACAATACAAAGACTAAACCCACCATTGTGTGGGTTTTTTCAATTTCGCAAATTTTACCCCGGCCAAATTTTCAGATTTGAGACTAATTATTAATATATTCACAGGAGCAAATAATGGGCAAAAGAAACAAAAGAGCAAGAACTATGCTTAAAAAAATGAGTATTCTCAATGAGATTCCAGATATCCAAACAGCAAAAAAATATGGTATTGAAGAACAAGTAAATGCTCGAATTCAACTTGAAGAAGAGAACTCACTTCGCATTCAAAAACTTAAAGAAGCTCAAGAGGCTGAAGAGCAAGCCATCAAACTCAAGGCAGAACAAGAAGCTCGTCAAAAAGAAGCAGCCGAGTTAAAGAAAAATAAATTAAAAAAAGAAGAAGCTTGTGAAGTTGAACTTAATAAACCAACAAAGAAATCAACGACTTCCAAACCGCGTACTCCTCGTCGTCGTAAGACACCTAAAACCACCAGATCAAAGCAATAGAAGCTTTCATAATATTGCAACTATTTATTCTTGATTGGAGGTTTCATGAATGGCGATACCAACCCTTACACCAAAAGCGACCGAAAGCGCAATAACTTTACCAGCAACGGCATCATTTAATGGATCGGCTGCGGCGGACTCACATGTTGCCGCTGCATGTCCTATTGGATTTTATACTAGCTCAGTTGCGTTTATAACTGGTGCGGTTGCACAAGTTGCTTATACATATAAGAAATTAGGTGGAGATGTTCTTGATATAGAAATGCCATCCGGTAGTGTTTTTGCCAATTATGAAGAAGCGGTGCTTGAGTATTCATATTTGGTTAATGTACATCAATCAAAGAACGCTATAGGATCAATGCTAGGGGCCCAAACGGCGAGTTTTGGCCATCAAGGCGAGGTTACCACTGGTCCCGATGATGTAGCCCTTAAATACCCTAGATATTCGTTTGAATCGGCATTTCGTATTGCTGATATATATTCAACAGAAGCAATTTCTGGTGGAGATATAACAATACATTCAGCCTCATTTGCTTCAATTTCAGACCAACAAGATTATGATCTTCAAAGCTTAATATCTTCTCTGTCAACAGATGATTCTACTGTTCCTTTTTATGGCAAGGTTGGATCTAAAAAAGTCAAGATACATCAGGTATTTTATGTCTCTCCTAAGCAAATGTGGAGATTTTATGGTTATTATGGTGGCCTTAATGTTGTTGGTGATTTCAACAATTATGGACAATATGCTGATGACTCTTCTTGGCAGGTAATACCAGCATGGCAAAACAAACTTCAAGCAATTTCGTATGAAGATCATTTGTATACAAGAACGTCTCATTATTCTTATGAGGTAATAAATAATAAATTGCGCGTTTTCCCAACTCCCAATGACGCATCACCAGAGAGGTTCTGGGTTCGATTCAGTATTAAAAATGAAAATGAACCATGGGAAAGCGATTATGATACTGGGGAAGACGGTATTAATAATATGAACACTCTGCCGTTTGAAAATATTCCATATGAAAGTATTAATTCAATTGGTAAACAATGGATCCGTAGATTTGCTCTTGCTTTATCTAAGGAGACGTTAGGACAAATTAGAGGCAAATTTGGAGGGTCAATTCCTGTTCCCGGAGACAACATAACTCTGAATTCCGCTGATTTACTTGGTCAGGCTAAAGAAGAGCAAAATTCTTTGAGAGAAGAGTTAAAAACGCAATTGGATGAAATGACATACCAGAAAATTGCTGCTTCCGATGCCGAAGTCACTGAAAATGCATCTAAGGTTATTAAAAATGTTCCTTTAAAAATCTTTGTGGGGTAAATAAATGGCAAATAAATGGAAAAAATCAGCACAACCACCCCCTCCTTTGTTTTTAGGAGAAAAAGAAAGAGATCTTGTAAAGCAAGTTAACGATGAAATCATTGAAAGAGTCGTTGGACAACAAGTTCTTTATTTTCCGATTGATTTAGAACATACAAATTACCATTCATTGTATGGCGAGGCGATGGAAAAAACGTTTTTACCTCCTATAAGAGTCTATGCCCTTGTTGAGTATGGCGGAGAAGAAACAAATTACATGTCCAATGTCGCAATTGACGAAGTTTCTAAGATAACAGTTAAATTTCATAAAAAAAGATTAACAGAAGATCAGAATTTGGAGGTTAGAGTTGGCGATTTTTTAAAGTATGGCGATAGTTACTATGAAATAGTTAAAAATTCTAGTCCAAAGTTACTTTTTGGACAAATAGAACATAAACATGAAATTATTTCCGAATGCATAAAAGCAAGAGATGGATTATTTAATGCCGAATAAAGATATAATAATGGAACCCTCTTCAATCGAAACTATAGACGTTGCGCTTTTTGAATGGGTTTCAAAAAGTTTAGATCTTCATGCAACAACCAATAAAGGTTGGAAAAAGGTGCCCACAATCTGGTTGGGGACAGAACGCGCTTATCAAATAAAAAATGATAAAGATATTCGCGGCTCAAATGGAGATGAACGTTTAAAATTGCCAATAATAACTGTTTCAAGAGAATCAATAGCAAAAGATTTAAATTTTAAAGGATCTTTTCAAGCAAGCATCCCCGAAAATCCTGATTATCGCGGTGGATCAGTTACAATCCATAGAAGAATAAAACAAAATAAAACAAGAAATTTTGCAAATGCTGATAAAGCGAGAAGATATAAAAATGGAGAAGAAACCGGGAGACATAATAATAAAAAAGTTGTTTACGAGTCAATAACAATTCCCGCTCCAACATATGTCACAGTAATGTATGAAATAAATTTAAAATCAGAATATCAACAACAAATGAACGAAATGTCACAGCCATTTATGACCAAGATCGGACAAATAAATAGTTTTTTTATTTCCAATGACGGCCATCGCTATGAGGCGTTTATAGAGCAAGAATTCACTGAAACAAAAAATGTTAAAGATCTAGGAGAGGATGAAAGACTGTTTGAAACAACTGTTAAAGTAAAAGTTCTTGGATTTTTAATTGGAGAAGGAAAAAATAGAGAGAAACCAAAAGTTTCTATTCGCGAGAATCAAGTCGAAGTTAGAATAAGTAGAGAAAGAGTTATTGCCGGTGATAAACGGCCTTGGATTGAAGATGACTTCGATTACAGAGATTAGTGTGCTGTTACATAAAAAACATACTATTTATTGTGAGATAGAAATATATAAAGGAGATTGCATTAATGCCTACAAAGTTTGATTTTATTTCGCCCGACGTGGTATTTAACGAAGTTGATTTAAGCCAACTCCCAACAACCCCAGATGATGAAGGTTTGTTGGTTATCGGTCGAGCGTCCCGTGGCCCAGCCATGCAGCCCATTAGAATTAGGAATTCACAAGACCTTGATGATATTTTTGGGGAACCATTAGATGGTACTGGACCTTCTGCTACCCATGATACATTTAGAGACGGGAATGTATCGGCTCCAACCTATGGCTTATATGCTGCAAAAACATGGTTAGAAAACGCTGCTTCTCCTGTAACTTATATTAGACTTGCTGGTGAGGATGCGTCTAGTCAAGCCGCTGGTTACACAAAAGCAGGTTGGACTTTAGGTACACCTGCTATTGCTACAAATCCTGCTAATAATATCGGAGCATATGGTTTATTTGTTTGCCCAACGGGATCAAGTACACATCTAGTATCTGGTTCATTGGCAGCGATTTTTTACACTTCGGGGGCGTGCTTGACCCTCGATGGCAAGTTGGCGAATTTGGACAATGGCGGTTCTGCTGTTCAGAGCACATCTAGTCTTGGAGCAATGATTGAGTCGGATGCTAATGGGACATATACAGAATTTAAAATAGATGTTCATACTGCGGCTGGAGGATCTCCCTCTGAGAGTATTTATTTTAATTTGATTCCCGGCGACAACAATTCCGTTAGAAACGCTGTCAACACTAACCCACAAAGGTTGGTTTCTGGCCAATATGCTTCAACTCAAGATAAAAAGTTCTTCCTTGGCGAGTCATTTGAGACTTCTTTGCAACATTCATTGTTGCAAGGTAACAGTGGTGCCGAGGCAGCAAATCAAGACGTTGCAGCCGGTAAACAACTTGGTATTTTGCTTCCTCTTGTTAGTGGTAGTGCCTTTTGGGCATCACATGAACAAGCAGCGACTGCTGCCAAGTCTGGTTGGGTTATTAATAGAAGGGTATCTGGAAATGAAACTGAATTTTTTGACCCATATGGTGCAACCAAACTGTTCAGAGTAGTAGCTTTACAAGAAGGTGTTGAATTTCAAAATAAACATGCAATTGTAATTTCTGATTTGAAAATAAAAACTGGTCCCGGAAACAAATCCACCTTTACTTTAAAAGTTGTTAATGACACAGGGGGTTCAATTGAAGAATATACCAATTTGAATCTCGATTCTACTGATTCTAACTTTATTGGTCGGAGAATCGGTACTACATATAGATCTTGGGACAATACAAATAAAGTATTTAATATGATTGGAGAATACCCAAACCAGTCAGACTATATTAGAATAGAACTTTCTGATGATTTAATTGCTGGCCTTTCTGACCAATCCGCCCTTCCATTTGGATTTTATGGCGATTTCCGACCAAGACCGTTTACCATACATTCGGGCTCGGCCACTAAGCCCCAGAATTATGATACTGTCGGAAACACTGAAAACAATGCATTTATCGGCGAACCCGATCAACATTATGGTTTCGCGAAAAACCTCGCAAATGACTTTTCTAATCAATTAGTTGTAGTGACTGGTGATGAAAATGGCTCTGGCGTTACCGCATCATTTGATTGGGGATCGATTCCGTTAACAGACCAGTCCACAAACGGCGGTAATCATTATGCGCCGACCGATTTGTTTGGTATCCGAAACACAAGGACAACAGACGCTGCTCAAGCTCCTGCGAGTAAAGATTTTTTCAAATGGGGCGACTATAAGGACTTTTCAAAGATTCTCGGCGGAGCCGTAAATCAACACGCTTCAGCCAGTAATAATCAAATAACCTATGTCTTCTCATTGGATCAAATAATGCACGATGCAGCCGGTGGCGGCACCTATTATCACAAATCGGGATCATGCGCTGTCGCCCCCGACGGCGGCTCGTATACTGCGCTCAGTGGTACAGCAGATCTTCTGGATCAAGGCATAAAACAGTTCGTTTTTCCACTATATGGTGGGTTTGATGGATTGGATATTACTCAAGCAGATGCGTTTTCGCAAAGAAACGTTTTGGGAACTTTGACCGCAAATCAACATTACGCTGTTAACTCAATTGAGAAAGCAATTGATATTGCAGCAGATAAAGATCAAATAGATTATGATGTTATTGCATATCCCGGATTGATGCATACTGCTTTATCTAATAAACTTATAAACATAGTTGAAAAGAGGGCCGATTGTTTAGCTATTCTCGACCTTGATGATTCATACAATGAAAAATATGAAAATTCGGGCACCCCTGATACAACTAACGGCACCGTCACTCAGGCGATTTCAAACATTAAGTCTCGCGATTGGGATTCTAGCTACGCTGCGACATATTTCCCAAGGGTTAAGATGTCAGTTGATGGCAATAACACACTCACTGTTCCCGCATCGGTTGCCGCTATTGGAGCTATCGCGCAAGCAGAAAATGATGGTTCTTCATCACCTGCTCCATGGTTTGCCCCTGCTGGTTTCAACCGAGGTGGACTTGGAGATCTTAGCCCATATCCAGTGATTAACTGCCACAGAACACTTACGAAAGGCAACAGAGATGATTTGTATCAACTCAATGTTAACCCAATCGCTAGATTTGCAGCAATCCCAGCCATTGTCGTATTCGGGCAAAAAACATTACAACAAACTCCATCCGCTTTGGATAGAGTAAACGTTAGACGTTTGATGAATTATCTCAAAAAGCGGATTGGTCGAATTGCAGATACTATTCTGTTTGAACCAAATCTTAATGCAACGTGGAATAATTTCAATGCACAAGCCGGTGCTGTCTTGCAAGATGTTCAAACAAGATATGGTATTGCCGAGTATAAATTGGTTCTTGATGAGACAACAACAACTGCGGACCTTGTAGATAGAAATATCATGTATGCGAAAATTTTTATTAAACCTGCGCGAGCAATAGAGTTTATTGCAATCGATTTCATTATTACGAGATCAGGTATTGAATTTTAGATTCAACACTAATTACCATAAATAGGAGTATCAACAAATGGCATTTTGGAGTTCGGCTGATGTAGAGCCAAAGAGAAATTATAAATTTAGGGTGACTTTCACAAATTTGTCTGCAAATAATGCAGGAAGTGTTATCTGGTGGGCAAAAACTGTATCTAAGCCTGTTTTCTCTGTTAGTGAAGTTGAGCACGATCATTTTGATAATAAATATTATTTTCCGGGTCGAGTTACTTGGGAAGATTTGTCTCTCACACTGGTTGATCCAGTATCAGTTAATGCAACAGGGCAAGTGATGGGTTTCTTGACAGCTTTGGGATACAATGTGCCCGCCAACGATGGTGATAAAGTACTCAGCGTCAACAAAGGAAATGGAACCAGAGCAGTCGGCTCAATAATCATAGAAGTTTATGGTGGAGACGCTGGACAACAGGGTCCCGGCGGCGGGGTTCCGGGGGGTACAGTCTTAGAAAAGTGGACACTCAACAACGCTTGGGTTAAAACCGCAAAGTTCGGCGACTTAGATTATTCTAGCGATGAGTTAACCCAAATTGAATTGACAATTCGATACGATTGGGCCTCTTTTGAATGAGATAAAAAATGTCATTTTGGAATAGTCCAGATATATCTCCGACAAGAAAAAATCAGTTTAGAATCCAAGTTGGAGACGTATGGTGGTGGGCAAAATCAGTAACTAAACCATCTGTTGAAGTTGCCACAAACGAGTATCAGATATTAAATCAACGTCTTAAATATCCCGGACTAGCAACGTGGAACGATGTTACGATAAGAATCGTTGATGTTGGAGGTAAAGCAAAGGATTTGCTTAAGAAATTCACCGATATGGGATTTAAAGCTCCAAACGCCTCTGGCGGCAAAGATGGTATAACAAAGACCATAGATGGAAAAAAATCAACATATGTTATAATCGAACAATACGACGGAAAGAACAAAGCAGCAATTGAAAAATGGGGCCTAGCAAATGGATTTATTAAGTCAATAAACTTTGGAGAGTTGGAATATTCAAGCGACGAATTTGTGGAAATCGAAATTATTATTAGTTATGATTGGGCCGAGTTAATAACATAAATAAATTTTAATATTTTACTAATTACAATATGAGAGGTGTAAATTGAGTAGAAATAATATGGATCGAACAGGAACCAATCCCGCCGATCCCCCACCGCAACAAGAAACGAGATCATTTGATCCATTACATTTTGTTGCACCGACAGAGTTTGTTGATCTTCCATCACGCAAACTAGGATATCCAGAGGGTCATGCCCTGCATGGTAAAGATACAATTGAAATTCGCTACATGACAGCAAAAGACGAAGATATTCTTTCATCTAAGACTCTTCTTAAAAAAGGCGTTGCAATTGAAAGATTTCTTGATAATATTATTGTTGATAAAAACATAAAATCCACTGATCTTCTTGTTGGGGATAGAAATGCTATTTTAATAGCCGCACGAATCTCAGGATATGGAGCCGACTATGAGACACAGGTCGGATGTGTGGCTTGTGGAAGAAGATCTCATTTTAATTTCGATTTAAATGATCAAAAGATTAAAGAATCACAAATAAGCGAAGAACTTTCATTAACAATGAATGATAATGGCAACTTCAATACAGTAACTCCTTATTCAAATTTTAATATTGAGTTTCGTTTATTAAAGGGAACCGATGAGGCTCACCTTACTCGGATGGCCGAGGACCGCAAAAAACATAAATTAGCCGATTCGCTGTTGACAGATCAATACAAAAGAATGATTGTTTCTGTTGAGGGTCATGAAGATATTAATATTATTAATAAATATGTTGAAAATATGCCGACACTTGATTCAAGACATCTGAGAAGTTGTTATAAGCTTGCCGCACCAGATGTTAAAATTATACAAACTTTTACTTGCCCTTCATGCGGACATGAAGAAGGGATGGAGGTGCCCTTCGGGGCAGACTTTCTTTGGCCTGACAGATAAATATATTGAGGCCATTTATGAACAATTTTTTCTTTTAAAACATCATGGCGGATGGTCATTTATGGAAGCATACAATTTACCTGTTGGTTTGCGTCACTGGTTCTTAAAAAGGCTTGAAAAACAATTTGAAGATGAAGAAAAAATGATGAAAAAGTCAAATAGATCAAGATAACTAAATGCCTTTCGGGGCATTTTTTTATTAAAACTATTTATTTTTGATTGGAGGAATAATATGATCATTGATTTAACGAAAAAACAACCATTGAACGAGTCATGGTTGAAAATGCTGGGCAGTTGGTCGAAGTCATTGTTAAAATACATGTATGGCGATGGTGTTCAAGTTGTTGCTGGTGTAGATCAGCCGACAATCTCTTCATTGGCCGAAGACGAAGAATCTGCAAAGCTTGACGCTCCAAAATTTGTTATTCGTGGAAAGCAAAAAGATGTTAAAGCATATGCTCAAGCGATTGTTAGAGAAAAAGAATATATCGATGCCGTTGTACAATATGGATATGATCACCTTCAAACAGCTAAAGCAAAAGAACGTCTTGATCATGCCGTTCAAAACTTTGAAAACTCAACTGGTCTCATTTGGCCATTTAAGGATGAGGGCTAATAAGTGGCATCTGAATTTACAGAAAAAGATTTAGAACTTTTAAAAAATGGCGAGTTGTCAACTGAAAGAAGACTTGAGGTTGCTAAAAAATTAAAACAACTTCAAAAGGAAACGTCAACCTATACCCAAAATCAGTTAGCTGATATGGCTAAGATGAATCGCCTCAATGCAGAGCAAGCCGCCCAGCTTGGCGATGCTTATCAAGCAAGAAAAGACATAGCTAAGTCATATGAGCAGTTTTTGCAACTTCAACAAGCTGCTCTTTTAAATATGGACGAAATGGTGGACAAAGAACAAGCGAGAGAAGAAGCAATTCGTCTCGCAGGTGTTCAAATGGGACTTACTGGTGAAGCACTTGAAGATTTTATTTCAAAGGGTGAAAAAGCCACACAAATGCTTGAAAATTTCAATGAGCAATTGGAAGAAGGAAAAGAACTTGGCGATGAATTCTTTGGCGGTATCGCCGCAAAAATGGGTATCGGTAACAGCAAGTTAGCCAAAATGGTTACTGGCTTTAATAAAATACTTCAGACAGAAGAGGGTTTAACTGGGTTTTTAGAATCATTTGGAAAACATTTTAATGCCATGAACGTAGGAATGTCTATTTTAGCCAAATTTGCTGAAATGACAATGGCGTATGCTCTTGCCACTGACAAGGCAACAGCCGCCTTCGCCGCTAATACAGGCGCAGGTAGGGCATTAACGGTGCAAATAGACACAGTGGGGTCTTCTTTTCGTAATTTAGGTATCGACGCTGAATTGGCTGGTAAGTCTGCCGAAGCATTGTTTAGTAACTTTCCCGGTTTTTTAAATCTATCGGAAGGTATGCAAAAATCAATGATGAAGAATGTAGCTGGTCTTAATAATCTTGGTGTATCTATGGATGATTCAATTGATTCAATAATGTTCTTTAATAAAAACTTAGGAAAATCAGGTGACCAAGCTGCAAATATGACTAGAGAGTTGGCCATGACCGGTAAGGCCCTTGGAATGACATCATCACAAATTATAAAAGATTTTACCAAATCACTTAAAGTATTAGCAGTGTTTGGAGACAAAGCACCAAAGATATTTAAAAATCTCGCAGCCGCAGCACAAGCTGCTGGTGTTGAAATCGATTCTCTTCTTAATATCACAGGAAAATTTGATACCTTTTCTGAAGCTGCCGAAACAACAGGAAAACTAAATGCCCTCCTTGGTTCTCAGTTATCAACAATTGAAATGCTCACAATGGCTGACGACGAAAGAATTGAGACTTTAATTAGAACAGTTCAAGCAACTGGGCAAAATTTTAAAGAAATGGGTAAATTTGAACAACAGGCCATTGCTGCTGCTGCTGGTATTAATGATATGAACGAAGCGCAACGAATCTTTGGTATGAATGTTGGCCAATACAAACAGTTTGCAAGAGACGCAGCCGCCGCAGCGAAAGAAGAAGAAGAATTTAATAAAAGACTCGGTGAGGCCATGAATATAATGAAAAAACTTAAGATGATAATGGCTGAATTTGCAATCACCCTTGGTCCCTTGATTGATGATGTCGCCGCTATGGTTCAAGGTTTTTTAAATTTCATTACTGCTGGCGATGGGATGATTTTAAAACTTGGCCTGTTGGGGCTTGGAGTGAGCATGGCCCTTAAATTTCTTTGGCCACTAAAAGCGGTCTTAATGGCCCTTGGGTTGAAATTTTTCCCACTATTTACAGCAGCAGTAACAGGCAACGCCGCCGCAATGGCTGCGGCAGCACCAGAATTGACTACCGCTGGTGCCGGTCTGGCTACTTTTGGAGCAGGTGTTTGGTCTATTGTTGTTCCAATAGCATTGTTGATAGCTTCTATTGCACTTCTTGTTGCAGCCTTTGCCCAGTTGTTTGTAGGTTTAACAAATAGTATTGGATTGGTTGTTGCGGTCGGACTAGCTATGCTACCCCTTGGTAAACTCTTGGGAGCAATGGCTGCTATGGGCCTATTTGCATCACTTGGGTTCTCTGCTGTTGCAAGTGGCATTACAAAAGTGGGCAAAGCTATCGCTGGTATTGAAGATTTAGATAAATTAACGCAAATGGCCAAGTTAATGCATGCCCTTTCTGGCTTTGGAGAAGATGGGAAACAAGTTGAATTTGAATCTGGAGTCACTAGAACAATAAGACATGTTCAAGAGCTTGCAGGTGACCCAGAAATAAAACCTATGTTGGAAAACCTAGCCCTTATCAGCACAGGTCAATCTGCCTCAACAATGACAAAGGGAGCATCCAGCGGAGCAAATAATTTATCTACACCACTAGATAAATTAGTGACTGCATTAGGAAAACTTTCTGGTGATCGAGAAATATCACTACAATTAGATGGCCCAACCACAGAAGCACTTATGCGTGGTGAAATCGTAAATATGGGAGCAGGATAGACAAACACATGGCAATACCAACAGCAAATTATGGAATATCAACATATAGAACGGACACTGGTTCTGACTTAATCGTTGAAAGTGTTATAGGAGATGTTAAAGTTACACTACCAGCTTTTGTAACAGAATTTTCTCAAACATTTGATTCCAACTGGAATCAAGAGGAAGTTTATGGTCGTGTTGATCCTATTGCAACCTTCCAAGGAACCAAAAGGACGATTTCTTTATCTTTATCTCTGCCTGCTGGGAATCTCAACGAAGCGAAAAAACATTTTGAAGATTGTGGAAAGTTAACTCAAATGTTATATCCCGGATATCTCACTGTTATGACAAAAGAAAAAACAAGTTCTAGTAAAAAAACTAAAGCTAAAAAAACTAAAGCTAAAAATAATAAAAAATCGCGTCCGCCAAAAGTACTTGGAAAAGTTATTTCTAAGTCTCCATTGGTAAAAGTAAAATTTGCAAACCTTATAAAAAGCTCATCAGGAACCGGCGGCCTGTTGGGGTACTTTACTTCAGTTACATGGAATCCGCAAATAGATATGGGTTATTTTACAAGCGGTAAAGGCAATCTTTTTCCAAAAGTTATAAATATATCTTTTAGTTTTAATGTCCTTCATCAGCATGAAGTCGGATTTTCGTCAACGGGTAAACCTTTGAATAGTAAATTTCCATTTTAATGAGGATTGTAAATGTCTAGATATTTTAGAAGAAGCACGGCTATAAATTCCAATAAACAATATAAAAATATATTGGATAAAAAAGGTCGAAATCATATAGAACAATATAGAACACCGGTATTTCGACCTGTGGACGAAGAAATTATTGCTACAATTGAAATATATGATTATGTTTTTCATCCCGGCGATGCTTATTGGAAAATCTCAAACAATATTTATGGCGATCCATCTTTTTGGTGGGTTATAGCATCATTCAATAGAAAACCTACTTTAGCGCATTGTAAAGCCGGTGATATCATTCGGGTTCCTGTTGAACTATCTATCGCTTTGGAGGCTTTAGAGTAAAATGCCAAAGGGGATAATAAAAAAATGGGTAAGCAAAGACGAAAGTAGGAAAGAAGATTATGGAACTGACTATAAAGCAGCAGCAAACGCCATAACAATTCAAGAATTTTATGAGATTTATGAAGATGACTGGGGCGGCATGACCCCATGGGAATTAGATAAATGGGATATGCATTACCTTACGACGATAGAAAAATCAGGTCGTGAAATCTACAAACCATATGATGAGCATCTTAACAAGAACATGGGTATTTATCTATTCGCTATGAAGTCAACAGAACTTGGGGCTGATTCACAGGAGCCACCATGGAAGCAGGACAGCGCAGAGACTTATAATGCATATAGAGCATGGATGAAATCACTTTGGGGTTCCCAATG